AATATTATAGCGGATGGCCGCCACGTGCCCCACTAGCGCTATCTGAGGTTCTAGTATAAATAAGAACCCAATAGACCCAATTCTACAGAGTTTTGTGAGAGACCTGAATTGGGTTCACCTCCCATTATTACAAAAATGCCATCCGCTCCTAGGAAATTCCTTATTAACGCCAAAAACTATTTCCTCACATATCCCCAGTGTTCCCTAACCAAAGAGGAAACACTTTCCCAATTGTTAGCATTAAACACCCCAACAAACAAGAAATATATTAAGATCTGCAGAGAGCTGCATGAAAATGGGAATCCTCATCTCCACGTGCTCATCCAGTTCGAAGGGAAATTCAAAACACAGAATTACAGATTCTTCGACCTGGTATCCCCTTCAAGATCATCCCATTTCCATGGAAATTATCAGGGAGCTGAATCAAGCTCCGACGTCAAGTCCTATGTCGAGAAGGACGGAGATACCCTGGAATGGGGCGAATTCCAGATCGACGGCAGATCTGCTAGAGGAGGCAAGCAGACTGTTAACGATTCATACGCCAAGGCATTGAACGCCGGCGGAGTGCAACAAGCACTCCAAATTTTAAAGGAGGAACAACCTAGAGACTTTGTGAGAGATTTTCACAATCTCAAGGCCAACCTTGAGAGGATCTTCGCAAAGGCTCCGGAACCGTGGGTTCCGCCGTTTCCCCTCTCTTCCTTCACTAACGTCCCGGACGAGATGCAAGAATGGGCTGATCAGTATTTTGGAAGTGGTGCCTCTGCGCGGCCGGAGAGGCCAGTAAGTATCATCGTCGAAGGTGATTCAAGAACGGGGAAGACAATGTGGGCTCGTGCTTTGGGCCCACATAATTATCTTAGTGGACACCTGGATTTCAATGCTCGAGTGTACCAAAACGAAGTGGAGTATAACGTCATTGATGACGTCGCACCGCACTATCTAAAGCTAAAGCACTGGAAAGAATTGATTGGGGCCCAAAAGGACTGGCAATCAAATTGTAAGTACGGCAAGCCAGTTCAAATTAAAGGCGGGATCCCATCAATCGTGCTTTGCAATCCTGGTGAGGGTGCTAGCTATAAAGATTTCCTCAACAAAGATGAAAACGCATCATTGAGGAACTGGACCATCAAGAATGCGGTCTTCATCACCCTCACATCCGCCCTCTATCAAGACAGCGCACAGGCAAGCCAAGAGGAGGGCCATCAGGAGGAGGCGGATTGATTTACGGTGCGGGTGCTCCATATATTTCCACATAGGCTGCACGGGACATGGATTCACGCACAGGGGAATTCATCACTGTACCTCAGGCGGAGAATGGCGTGTATATCTGGGAGATAGAAAATCCCCTCTATTTCAGGATGTACAGAGTAGAGGATCCACTGTATACGAGAACCAGGGTGTTCCACGTTCAGATACGGTTCAACCACAACCTGAGGAGAGCGTTGCATCTCCACAAAGCCTACCTGAACTTCCAAGTCTGGACGACATCGACGACAGCTTCTGGGTCGACCTATTTAGCTAGGTTTAGATTCTTAGTTAATATGTATTTAGATAGATTAGGCGTTATTTCCATTAACAATGTAATCAGAGCTGTTCGTTTCGCAACAGCCAGGTCGTATGTAAATTATGTTCTCGAGAATCATTCAATAAAATTCAAACTTTATTAATTCATGATCGAATCGTAGAAGTAGATCCGGATCTTAAGCGTTGCATATACAGGGTTAGAGGCATGAGTACATGCCATATACAATAACAGAGCGTTCTCCGTATGATTCTCATACTTCCCAGCTTCTTGGTGGTTATACACAACGTGATTGTTCACCTTCCAGAAACGCTTGACCAATGCCTGCTCGTTGCTAGCATACTGTCCACCTGTAACCTTGGCGTAGAACTTGTGCATGACCTGATAACGATCACGGAGATCGTTCTTCACAGTAGCGGTACTAGGCTCGTTGTCGAACATGTTGAACACCTGTCCGAAATCCATAGGAGTTCCATACGGTCTACGGTCCCTAACCAACCAGAACATGACGCTGTTCGTGTGGTTCTTCAACTTGATGTTCTCGTCCATCCAGACTTTACCTAATATGTACACAGACTTAACACAAAAACGTTTACCGACACGGTGCGTAATACCATTACCACGTGTCACATCGGATATACACATCACCTTCCCAGTATGAGAGATATCATGACGCTGTTCGTAAGACTGTACCTTGCAGGGGCCTTCACAGCCTCGTGGCACGTCGGGCGTCCTTAGCGTCCGGTAGATCCTGGGCTTCCTGTACATGGGCCTGTTTACCCATTCAGAGGCCTTGGTGGTTCTTGGCCCACTTCCTCCACGAGGGGAATAATTGACATTGCGGCTCACCTTCGATGTTCCCGCGATCGAGCGCCATGGTAGATCGCGCTTAGGCATTTTGAATTAAAGTCAGTGGGCCACAAGCCTCTTTAATTTATAACGGTCACCCAACAACTTGGTCACCAAGTTGTTAATAATATCTAAGCTGCCAGCGAGCAAAACGATTGGTCCAAAAAACGGGTACCCTTTAATTCAAATTAAAGAGGAAGGTACGCGCGAGGGGAGAAAATCGCGAGCGTCCACGTGGGGGGGAAAAAAATCGCGCGGCCATCCGGT